GCATTTTATCGTCCATCTGGTGCGCACGGATCGCGAGGTGAACGTGTATCGGATCGTGCGCGGATGCGAGACGCCGGAACGGCCGGACGGCTGGGACGGTGTGACGGTGCCGCGCGGCGAGGACGACGGCAGGTGGATCGCACGGCAGCATTTTCGCGGGAGGGTACGGCGGTACGTGCTGGGGCAGGTGGAGTATTATCCGATGCGGCTGGCGTACGCGAGCACAGTGCACAAGAGTCAGTCGTTGACGCTGGACCGCGTACAGTGTGATTTCCGGGATTGGTTCTTCGGGCGGCCGAGCATGCTCTACGTGGCGCTCAGCCGGTGCCGCACGCTGGCCGGGCTGCGGCTGGTCGGCGGGATGGATCGGTTCGTGAAACAGTGCGCGGCGGAACCGCGCGTAAAGGAGTGGTTATGAAAGGCAGAGACTTCGCACTCGCAGTCCTCGTCGCGCTGGTTCTCGCGCTCGCCGCCGCGCTCGTGCTGCACGCGCAGGCGCCCGCGCCGCAGCCCGCAGCCACGCCCCCCGGCGCCGCCGGCGTCCCGATCCACTACTCGCTCGACTGCCCGGACACGTCCGCCGACACGCCGGACTGCGCGCGGTTGCTGCGGCTACAGGTGAAACAGCGGGACGCGCTGCTGGCCCAGCACGCGATGCAGGCGGCGCAGGACGCGTTTCAGGCGGCGATGGCGGGATTGAATCAGGCCGCGGACGAGGTGAAGCGGGCGAAGGGGTGGCCGGGGGATGTGCGGTTCGATCCCGGAACACTTTCGTTCATGGAGCCGCCGACGCCTCCGACGCCGAAGCCGGGAGCGAAAAAGTGATCCGCGAATTCATCGATAAGCTTCGTCGCCGCCGCGCGGCTCGCGGACCCGTGATCCCGACGCCATGGGGGAATGTGACCGAGTCCGCGCGCAAGCAAGCCGCCGAGAACTTAAAATCTGATCCTGAATTAAGGGCCAAAGTTCTAGCCGTGATCGTCAAAGAGTTCAATGGTGACGTGGCAGTCGCCCAAAAAGAAATGCGTCGCCGTTATCCCGAGGCGTTTGTATGAGCAAGCATAGACCGATCAGACGAATCCCTTTACGCTTATTCGACATACCCCAGAAAATACTTACATACATACGAGTGGAACTCGTAGCTGTCGCAGATGTCGACGTGAGAAATGGCAGGCATGGTATCTAGCTAATCGAAAGAAGGCCGCATGAGAGACCTGATCGGCAATCGCATCGAAGAGGGGAATCTACTGTGGTGGCAGAAGCTCGGCACGGCGGTCAAGGTGCTGCGCGTAACCGACGGCGGCTTGTCGCTCGTCGGCGCGAATGGCGACCGTACGCCGACGCCGGCGATGCTCACGGTCGAGTTGTCGTTCCCGATCGACGTGTCGAAGCTGCCGCCGGGCGCCGAGCCGCAACTGGGCGAGTTCCTGCGCGTCGTGGACCCGAAGTCGGCGGATATATTGGACCGCGCGATGGGAGGACGGAAGCAGTGACGCCTCGCGCCAAGCCGAGTTCCTGCGCCGGATGCGCGTGCGCGTCGCACGGGACGGACTTTTCGGCGGTCGAGGGCACCGGCGCGAACGGCGTGCTCCTCGTCGGGGAGGCCAGTGGTGAGCACGAGCAACGGGATCAGCTTCCGTTCCGTCCGTATGCCCCTGCCGGTGGCGTTCTGGAACGGACATTCCGCAGAATGGGTGTGGACCGGCAGTCGTTTTCGATCACCAACGTATTACGTTGCCGACCCCGAAACAACTGGCTGGAAGGTGCTCCCTGGGAGTTTTCCGCGATTAACCATTGCCGTCCTAACCTTGGCTCGGCCATTGCCGATCGGCGACCGCGCGCGATTGTTGCGCTGGGTGGCACGGCGGTTCGCAGGCTTACGGGGCTCGCGGGGGAAGCTCTCGGCGTCAGTCATCTTGCTGGCTACGTCCTCCCGCTAGAAGACGCGCAGCTCGGACAGATTCCAGTCATCCCCAACTTCCATCCCGCGTTCCTCCGCCGCGGGAAAGCCTCCCACCAAGGCGTGTTCGCGCGGATTCTCCAGCGCGCGATCCACGTGGCAGCGGGGAGGGACCGCGAGTGGATGTGGGGAGTGGACCCAGAGGACAGGAGCACGCATGGCCCGCTTAACTATCTTACTCGTACTTCTGATTTCGATGTGCGCGATTACATTGCTCGGCTGCGTTCCCGTCCTGATGCTGTTGTCAGCTACGACCTTGAAACTGCGGAGTCTACGTCGCTCGATGAAGACGCACGAGAGGGATTTGCGGACACTGCAATCCGACTTGCTCAGTTTTGCTTTGAACCTGGGACAGCTATCGCTCTGGATTGGCAGACGCAATGGGAAGCCGCGCGAGCGATCCTCGAACTGGGTCATGTGAAGTGCGGGCATAACGTGTGGCTGTTCGATAACAAGGTGCTGCGGGCGAACGATGTGAGAGTCACGGGCACATGCCACGATACTCTGCAGATGTTCCATCACTGGCAGCCGGACCTCCCCGCGCATCTCCAGTTCGCCGCGAGTTTCGTGCAGTTCCCGTTCCCGTGGAAACACCTCGCGGCGACGGACATCGAATTCTACGGATGCTGCGACGTGGACGCGACGCTGCGGCTGTACACGATGCTGGAGCGGACGTTGCGGCGGGACGGCCTGTGGGGCGATCACGACACTGGGTATCTTGGACAAGTTTTTGAAGTCCGTCCCGTTCTCGCCGCGATGGAAGACCGCGGGATGCCGATCGACGACGCGGAACGGGTGCGGCTCGGTACCGAGTTCGAGCAGGCGCAGGATTCGCTCGGCGCGGAGATCGCGGCGCTGGCGCCGGACGCGTGCAAGCGGGTGCATCCGAAGGAGGGGTATAAGGGGACGCCGCCGGAAGTCCGCAAGTGGCGCGACGAGCATCGCGTCGAAGGCGTGCCCGACGTAGAACCCGTGGCGATATTGGAACGATTCAAGGATTCCGGCGACGATCCCGAACTCTACCATTACGAGCGTCGGACGTTCGCCGTACCCGCCGTAGACCCGGACTCTGGTTCTCCTGTCACCATACCGACGCTGCGCTGGTGCCGGGTCTACGACTTCAATCCGAACTCGTCGCAACAGTTGATCGCGTACATGCGCGCCAAGGGCCATCCGATCCCGAAGGACAAGCATCGCGAGGACGACGCCGGCAACAATCCCGACACGACCGCCGCGAAGGAACTGATGCGGCTTGCGAATAAGACCGGCGACACGTTCTATCTCAAAGTGATCGAGTACCGCGGGCTCACGAAGATGCGCGGGACGTACGTCGATGGATTCGCTCCCGGCCCGGACGGGTGCGTGCATACCAGTTTCACGTTCGCGACGGCGATCGGGCAGCTATCCTCGCGCAACCCGAACATTCAGAACTTTCCGAAGCTGAAGCCGACGCCCGCGCTCGCGAAAGCGCTCCGCCGTATGGTCGCTGCGAAGCCGGGAAAGATCATCACGAACTGGGACTACAAATCTTTCCACGTACTCACGCTGGGCTTCCTCGCCGAGGACGCCACGTGGATGCGTCTCGCGCGTCTTGACATGCATTCGTTCTTCACCGGGCATGTGCTAGGGTTGTGGGACGGGCCAACGATTTTACGCGAGTCCGACGAGGAGCTAATGGCTCGGTTCAAGTGGCTGAAGTCGAATCCTGAATGGAAGCTGATCCGTGACGACCAAGCGAAGCACGCAATTCTTGGCATCGGCAACGGACTGCATGCGAAGGGATTGTACGAGCGGTACATGGAGTCGTTCCCGCCGCAGCCATGCAAGCGATGCGGAGCTACGGGAAAGGTGCCCGGCGTTCGCGGGCTCAAGCAATGCCCCGAGTGCAAGGGTCAGGCGTTCATTCCCGGCCTGCGCGTCGCACAACACCTCCTCGACGTGCTCGAAGGACTAGCGCCGAAGATATTCGCGTACCAGCGCGGCGAGCGCAAGGCCGCGCATCTGGCCGGGGACAAGGGATTCTACAGCCGGGCGTATGGGTTCGCGCGGCGGTTCTACGAGGTATACAGCTTCAACAAACGCTGGTCCGGCGAAGGCGAGCCGCCGCCGGGGGATCAGTCCGAGGAGGCGGTCAGCTTTCGGCATACGAACATCGCGCATTGCGAGGTCCGTGCGCGGATGAAGATACTGGACGAACTGGGGCTGGCCGAGCGGTACGGGATGTTCAATCAGGTGCATGACGCGTTGATGTTCCATTTTGACGAGGCGCTGCTGGACCGGCACGTAGAAGAGGTATACCCGATCCTGGCCGCGCCGTCGAAGATCCTGCGGCATCCGATGATCGCGCCGGAGGGGTTGAGCATCGGCGTCGAGGGGGAGTACGGACGCACGTGGGCCGAGATGTCACCGATAGAAGTACCGTCCGCAACGCACATGCAAATTCACACGACAGCTACGGCGGGGTGTGGTATAGTCCCGCCAGCCGAGGAGGCGATACGATGATACGGAAATTGTCAGTTGTATTAACACTTGCTGCCCTGATCTCGCTGGGCGGCTGCAAGGACCCCTACGGCGCGGCTGTTAAGGCTGCCGCAGACATCGGCACAGGCATCGCGCAGGGGATGAAAACGGTCGATTCTATCCGGCAGCAAGGGCTAATCACGCCCGCCGAGGAATCGAACGTGCTGGACTATCTGGAATTCGCCAACAAGGCCGACGAGGCGTTCCAGTCCTGCGTGGACACGGCGCATACATCAGGGTCGAAAGCCGGGTCATTCACGGCCTGCGCGACGGCCTTCAACACGTCGCTCAACAATCCGACAGAACTCGCGCTGCTGCACGTAGCGAACACCACTGCCTCGCAGAACATCACCACGATCATCAACGGAATTACGACTGGCGTAAACGCGATTATCGCCGGACTTGGAGGGGCGTGATGGGAACCACAACGATAGTCGATCTGATCTTGCAGGCGCTTAACGCGGTTCTGGCGGAGATTGCAGCCATTCGCGGGCAATCCGGTCAGACGGACGCCGCGATTGACGCGAGCACTACGCAGCTTCTCGCGGCGAACGACGCGCTGTATGCGGCGCTAAAGGCCACGCTAGCGGTTCCAAAGACGCCTGCGGCTCCTGCGACTCCCGCTGCACCAGCCACGTGATCGCTCTTCGCATCGTCGATGGCACCGGACTCGACTCGTTCATGGTCCGGCGAGTCACGCGCTCCTGGGCCACGCACGCCGAGTTCATCGACACTACGGCCGGTACGGCGTTTGGTGCGTATCTGTCCGGCGTGCGAACGCGGCCTATCGACTATGCGAAATTCGAGCGCGAGGAACGCTTCACGGCTCCGAATATCGCGGAAGCGTACGCGTGGGCGCAAACACAGTCCGGTAAACGTTACGATTACTCGGCGATCTTCGGGATATTCCTCGATCGCGAGTGGCGGGACGATACGCGGTGGTTCTGCTCGGAGCTGGTCGCCGCCGCGTTCGAGAAAACGGACACGCCGCTGCTGAATCCGAACGCTGAAGCATGGAGGATCACGCCGCGCGATCTGCTGCTGAGTATGTGGCTCGCGCGGGTCGTACGGCTATAACGAATTCCCCAGCCCGCCCCCGACGACCAAACGAGAGAAAACGCGCGGTCGTGCCTGGTCAGGGCAGGCTCCTTGCTAGGGTGTCGGGTTCCGGGAGGAATTGCACCGAGGGGCGGGCGTTGGGGAAGTG